GTAGCAGTTACGGTGACCGAAGCACCAAGGCTTACAGAGGAGCCGTTGATCGTGATTGCGCTGTTGGTCAGTGATGCGTTGGCAATGTTTGTCAGCGTATTGCTTGCACCGCTGATCGTCTTATTCGTAAGCGTCTGCGTACCAGTTAACGTAGCAACCGTGGAGTCGATTGCGATTGTTACTGCGGTAGAACCGTTGTAGGAAGTACCAGATAAACCTGTGCCAATGGTCAAAGCATTAGACGCCGTAGCAGTAACCGTGATCGATCCACCCAAGCTGACAGAAGAACCATTGATCGAAATAGCACTATTGGTCAGCGAAGAATTACCGATGTTGCTCAATGTATTGGTAGAGCCTGAAATCGACGTACCCGCAAAGGTAGTGATAGTTCCACCCAAAGACACAGAGGTCGAACCAATCGTAATTGAGCTGTTGGTCAACGCGCTGTTGCCAATGTTGCTTAATGTATTGGTCGATCCAGAGATTGATGTGCCAACAAAAGTAGTAATCGTGCCGCCTAACGACACAGACGTAGAGCCGATCGTAATTGCGCTATTAGCCAATCCAGCATTAGGAATGGTAGTGCTGGCAGTCATTACGCCAGTACCATTACCATACACATAGCCAGTTAACGTACCACCTGCGCCAGTACCGCCGCTAGAAGCATTTAATACGCCGCCTAGTGTTACAGCGCCTGAAGTCCCTGCGGCAGGCGTTAGTCCCGTGGCGCCAGCGCTGAATGATGTAACACCCCCAGCCAAAGAAAACTGTCTCCAAGATCCTGCAGCATACCCATCAAAGGTAGAAGTTGTAGTGTTGAATCTAAACTGGCCTTCAGCCCCAACAGGTTGCTGCGCAGATGAGCCTGACACTACAGTCATTGCGCTTGTGCCCGGAAGCACTACATTATCAGCAATAGTTAATGTAGGGTCACCTGCGCCATTACCATTAGCAACGCCAATTTGGTTAGCAGTACCAGTAATCTGACGGCCTGCAATCGTGGATCCGCCAACAATTGCCAGCATACCCGTGCCAGATGCATTTGCAATTGCCAAAGCAAGCCCTGAAAGCGCAATAGTAGGATTACCTGCAACACCACTGCCATCAGTAACAGCAATGCCACTGCCTGATGCAGTGATTGTTCTAGGCACCACCGTGGAGCCGCCCGTCTTAACAATGATGCCATTGCCTGCAGACTCTAAACTGCCAGACGCGCCATTTAATCTTACTTGCAGTGTTGACTGCGCGCCGCCATCAACTAAACCTATGCCTGTGCCGCCTGATAGCGCACGACTGTTAGCTAATTGCGGAGTCTGATTAACCGTCAAATAAGTATACGGTTGACTTGGCGATGCAGCAATGGCGCCCGTTGTTGTCTGAACCGTGACGCCGTTTTGAACAATAGGTACCGACTCGGTGCCTGTGATTGCGCCAGCTGTTGGCAATTGCGTAATTTGTATATTGGCCATATTACGGACTCAGGTTATCAAGGTTGCCATTGTTCTCTGGATCATCGGTATTTTGCTCCGGAGAGATGTTGTATGTATTATACGGCCCGGTGATCAGCGAGTCTTGATTTGCAGCTACACTGACATCAGGCCTAGGGAATCTAAGCGCAATCTTTTCAGGTTGCCGCGCAGGTAAACGATATGGGTCAAACTGATCTCTGCAGCCATTACCGCAGACTTTTAAGCCCGGGTTATTGCCGTCAGGTCCCAATTCAACGTACGCTCTCTTCATGTGACAACGGTCACAAATTGCAATACTTAAAACAGCATTGCCAAGAGTGTCAAGCGTACGTGGCATACTTACCTCGTATAGTAACTAATATTGGGAGCAAAGTAAATCGGACTCTTGTCTCGTTCTTCCTGCTCAGCAATATTCCAATACTGTTCAGCTTGCCCTTCAAGGTACGCGATACGCTCTCCGGCTACTGTAGGTAGTTCCATAGCCATCTGATGCGCGAGCATATTCTGAATGGCCAGATACCATCTCTGAGGAATTTCTATCTCGCCTGATAAATCACCTACATCCTGAATTTGCCGATGTCTCCAGACCACGAGTTGCGGCGCAAAAGACGATGGCGCGGGCCAAAGGTACATTGCAGGCTGGGGAATGTTACGGTCAAACCAAAATTGCAGCGGATAAAGACTGGTAAAGTTCTTATTCGGCAGGTTGGTATAGTCATCACGATTCAATCGAGCCAGTGGGATTTCATTGGCGTTTGAGCCAAAAACAACCTGATAGACACCCATATTGGCGCCTGCTGTTTGCAAGATTCTCCAATACGGCGTGCTGGCAGAAGGCTCTAAATCATAATAAAGCCATGTGCCTGCAGACCAAGTAACTGCTCCAGGGCTATAAACCGTTGTCCACGTAGAACCGTTGGTAGAAGACTGAATTAAGATGGTCACTGAGCCGGATATTGCTGGTAGTATACCCACGGTCCCCATGTAAATGTCATTTCCAGACCCATTATTGATGCCAATATAGCCCGTGTTGGTGGTTAACTGGCAAATGTTGGTGTACTGGCCATCAAAGGCGTTAGCTGTCACGCCAGAAGAACTATTAGCCCCAGTATTATTTGCAGTGACTGTTCGGTAATTGGAGTTCAAAACATCTACCGTGCCAGTTGGCAGGTAGTAAACATACTTGTCGGGATTAAGACCTATGACTGTCTTGTCAATACACCAGTATTGAATTCCACGATTAGCAAGATTAGAAAGCAAGTAGTAAAGACTATCCTTAGATGCCGATACTTGCTCGGAAGTTAATTCTTCGGCCAGCTTGCCGGCGCGTCTTGCGCCATGATCAATCAGATTCTGAACCGTGATTGTTGTTTGGCCAACTGTTCCACTAGTGCTCATACATTACCACCCAGGACAATTCCAACGTTTAAGGGATGCGGCCTTACGAGTAAGCTCGCCTTTTTCATCGCGCTTAGGCCCCGGCATTCCAGACATTCTAGCACAGAACGAATCCTTACGACCTTGATCAGCTTTAGTTTTTGGGTGCGGTGCAGGCGCTTTAAGATTAGAGCCAGTTGCGCGATTAAACTTATCGCGGCCTTTTTGCGTTAATCCGGCGCCTTGACTTGTAGGTAGCTTCTCACCACGAGAAACAGAAAGTCTAGGGTCACCGCCGTCTTTCATCTTTTGCGCACCACGCTTAACAGAGTATGCAATTGCAACTGCTTGCTTAACCGGCTTGCCCGCCTTCACCTCAGCTGAGATGTTCTTCTTAAAAGCTTTATCTGATTTGCTTTTAATCAAAGGCATGATTAGCCACAGAAAATAGTCACTGCCGCGCTTGCAGGCAATGTGACATGAATATCAGTGTTAAAGCGAATACCATTGCCGGGCAACAGCGTTGAGAATGGATTAGTTGGTGTAGCGGCAATATTAACTCTCAAAAGAACAGTGCCACCTGAACCCCCATCGCGAAACACAATTTCACCAGCCGTTCCGCCTGTCAATAACTGATAGCCTGCAAGGTTGGTTGCGCCAGCATAAATTGTCCCCGTCGCATCTCTATGCGCAGAGAATACATTCGTTAGTGTGCTCATAATAAATCCTTAAAAGGAAGGGGCCGAAGCCCCGACCTTGATTAGCAAGAACCGCCGTAAGCTTTTTTCATCTTACCACCGGTTTTGTATTTTTGAATTACGCCACCTGTAGCGTACTTCTCAATTACTCCACCAGTTTTCAGACCTTTATGAGCTTTAGACGCAGGCTTATCTGCATGAGACTTAATGTCGCCCTTAATGCCTTTAATAGCTGACATCTCAGCTTTGTGCATCTTAGAAGACTCTACCTCACCGCCTTTTTTACGCATCATTGGCGCAGGCATTGCACCAGTTTCCATACGAGTGGGGATACCACCCATACCGATACCGCGCTTAGGCATGGCAGGAGCCACACCACGGCGAGCAGCCATAGGCGCACCACGTGCAGAAGCTTTTTCAGGGATAATTCCGCCCATAGCTTTCTTCACTGTGCCGCCTTTTTTGAGCTTCAGTTCAACTGAAGGCTCAGTGGTCATCATCTTAGGCATTGGTTTAAATTGACCCATGATGTTGCTCCTTAAAGTTTTT